TTTAGACGACAAGATCAGATCGAATATCTGGAAAATGGAAACGGGTTTGAATTTGCCCCTATTATTGCCGACGCTGAGGCAGGATTCGGAGGAGTTCTAAATGCGTATGAACTTGCTCGTAACCTCATTGAGGCAGGTGCTGCCGCTGTTCACTTTGAAGACCAAGTTGCTGCCGAGAAGAAGTGCGGACACTTGGGAGGAAAGGTTCTCATACCGACTAGTCAAGCTCTACGCAACCTTAATGCCGCTCGCCTTGCTAGTGACGTTGCTGGCACTGATACAGTCGTTATTGCTCGTACCGATGCTGAGTCTGCTAAACTAATCTCTAGCAACATCTCAGACATCGACAAACCATTCATCAAGAGAGTCGCGCAGGGAACTGCGGGATCTATTCAATGTCGCACACAAGAAGGTTTCTATATGCTCGAAGAGGGCAAAGGACTAGAGTTCGGTTGTGTGCGCGGTCAGGCATACGCAGAATACGCAGACCTCGTTTGGTGTGAAACATCGACACCAGACTTGAAGGATGCGAAGCGTTTCGCTGACGCAGTCAAAGGTGCAGTCCCCGACGCAATGTTGGCATACAACTGTTCACCGTCATTCAACTGGCGCAAGTCAATTCCAGGCGATCAAGAACTAAAAGATTTTCAACGTGAGTTGGGTAAGATGGGATTCAAGTTCCAGTTTATCACACTTGCAGGATTCCACCAGACTAACTACTCTGTCTTTGATTTCGCAAACCGATACAAAGACGAAGGTATGTACGCATACTCGTTGTTACAAGAAGCAGAGTTTGCCGCAGAGTCACGTGGATACACAGGTGCGAAGCACCAGAGAGAAGTGGGTGTCGGTTACTTCGATGCCATTACAACTACATTGGGGTCTAGTTCAACTGCCGCGATGTCGGGATCAACTGAAGAGGACCAGTTCTAATGTTTAAGAGTATTGGATTTGCAATTTACGACCTTTACAGATATTTCTTTGATCTTAAGATCAATCCGCTGAGACACATTCCTAACGAACTTGTGCAGTTTATTCTCATGTTCTACTTGTCGGTGATGTGGTCAGTAGTGTTCACTTTCTGGGCAGGGTACACATGGATGTATGGAATCTACAGTGTAGGTGGCCACCTTATGGTGCTTGGTGCATTCTTTATCACTGTTGCTATATTCAGGGACGCGGAGAAGAATGGTCACTTGTGGGTACAGCGCCCTAAGACACCCCCACTACCAGCGCGTCGAGTTGCTTGGGATCTAGAGAACGAAGGTTAGTTATAAATAACAATTGATGTACACAATTGAACAAATCAAAGGTATAATAGAATGTCAAATGTAGATGCTCCTAATGTAAATGCAGATGGAGAAATAACAAACGAAGAACTCTTAGTTGAACAGAGCGGAATTCCAGCTATGACAAAGAAATTCACAATAGAAACTGATACACAGATACTAGGTGACCTTGATGTGACAGGCACCGTGACCGCAACATCATTCATTGGTGATGGTTCACAACTCACTGGAATCTCTGGTGGCGGTGGTCCGCAATCAGAACTTGTCAGTGGCGAGTCTTTCGTCAAGTTCGATGTGGCTGATCCGCATGGTGATTCGGCCGCACCGGCTAATCCAAAACTTCTTTCAACCGGCGGAGTTGATTTGTGGGATGTTGAAATAAACACCCTAAACGACTTTATCGTTGATGTTGGTGACGATATCGGACTAACTGCTGGTGATGATGTTGATATCTCTGCTGCTGAAAATGTCAATATCACTTCTGTCGATTACATGGATATTATTTCCGAAGATAACATATACCTCACTGCAGAAGGTAAGATCGACTTAGAGACATCCGATTATATTGAGTTGGACGGCGATACTTACATCAAGACAGGACACCCTCTTCGTCTACAAGACGATTTTGATGGCGTCAATCCTGGTATGGAGTCATTCGTTCAAGATCTGGACGGAGCAACTTCTACAGAAGTGCCTTCTGCTGCTGCGGTCAAATCAGTTACGGATGACATTCAGTCTCAAATAGATAATCTTGGTACTGGCGGCGGTCTAGACTCTGCTGAAGTTATTTCTACAATCAATGACGAGTTCAAGATTTCTTCTAGTAAGGTAGAAATCGGACAACTTGCAAACGCGTCAGGTGCTTCTTCTGTCGCTATCGGTAATAATGCTGCCGCTACTCAGACGGATATGGTAGTGATTGGGTCAGGCGCTTCAGGTGCCGCGAACAATTCTGTCATCGTAGGTCATGATGCTACTTCTTCAGGACCTTGGGCGGTGGTTATTGGTGATCAGGCAGAGGGCATTGGAACTGAAACTGTAGCAATCGGTAACAATACGGTCGGTGGTTCAGGAAGAGGCGTAGCAATCGGTGACGGTGCTAATACTGCAAGCGGAACTGTAGAAGCGATCGCGGTCGGTAATGATGCTGTTGGTGCGAATTCCTATGCTATTGCGATCGGCGGTGACGCAAATGCATCTGGTCTCCGTTCTATTGCCATTGGTAATAATGTCACCGCAATTACTGACGATGCTGTAACTATCGGTTCATCTGTTGCCGGAAGATTAACATACGACACCACAAACGATTGGACGTTTGGTGCTGGCGTAACGATGACTGATCTTACTGCAAGCGGCGCGACTGTCGTATTCAGCAACTTACCTACAACAGACCCTTTGAACGCGGGTCAACTTTGGAACGATTTGGGAACACTCAAAATTTCAGCCGGATAAAAGGAATCTATATTATGCCAGTAAAATACAAGCAAAGTCAAGTTCACAAGAGTCGTATTGCACGTTCGCGTAACGTCGACAAGCATTACTACATGCACCAACTTGACAACACACAATTGTGGAACGAGTTCTTCAGTACAAGTAACAAGAAACAAAAAAGAAAGATGCGCAATGAACTTGCAATGCGCGGATTTAGTCAGGAGGCAATCGCAGAGCGCGAGGACTCAAGGTGAGTTGGGATAATTTAATACAGATCGCAGAGTCACCTATTTCAAGAACAGGGAACGAAGTCTGGGATAAGACATTCAACGAGTGTTTCTGGACAAATATGTCAACCATAGTGTGGAACCATAACTGCATGTTTGAAGGCGACATCTGGATCGGTAAAGATGAAGAGTGTACTTGGTGTGGCGGTACTGAAGACACCGAAGGTCGTGAAGTTGTCCATCATAGAATAATGGGAACTCTGTACGGAAATCTTTATAAATGAGTATAGGGATGTTTGGTCTTCTCGCAGTCTTTATGTGTCCTATGGTATTTGGCGGTATTACGATGTACTACTCCCATAAAACCATACACAGAGAGACACTACGTAGGTGGGGGAAGGATGAAGTTTAAGATAGTCTATAGGGAAGAATCTCAATCAATCTTTCCTTGGAAGTCACGATTTCGTGGTGTTGTATTGTGGCCGTATGTGATCATGCGACCTAAGAAATATGCGACTGGATCAGTTGCGCAGTCTGAGTTGATGACACGACGATCGCTCGTTAAGTTGTATCGACATGAGTTGCAGCACTGCTATCAGATCAAACGCATGGGTATAATCAAGTTCTATATACGATATGTTTGGTTGAACTTTCTCAAAGGGTATCAGAATCACCCCGACGAACTAGAAGCACGACAGTATGAGAACGAGAAGTTAACCCAACTTGAAGAGAAGTGGCTTCACGATGGAGTCATAGATTTGTCAGAGATGGAGGATTGATGACAGATAATGATGATCGGTGGATGAAAATCACCGGAATGAAAGTAGGCGATACGTTGCCCGAAGCAACGTTTCAGACACGAGTACGTGATGATGAGATAGATGGTCCTAACCCATATCGTTGGGAAGAGACTACGATGGCTGACTACACAGAAGGTCGTCGTGTTGTAATTTTCTCACTGCCTGGCGCATTTACGCCGACATGTTCCACTATGCAGTTACCGACATTCGAAGAGAAGTTTGATCAGTTTGTTGATCTTGGTATTGACGACATTTACTGTATGTCCGTGAACGACTCTTTCGTGATGAACGCATGGGCACGTCAACAAGAACTCAAGCGAGTCAAAGTGATTCCAGATGGATCTGGTCACTTTACACGTGAGATGGGAATGCTTGTTGACAAAGACAATCTAGGATTTGGATACCGTTCTTGGCGATACGCAATGGTCGTCACCGATGGTGTGATCGAGGCATTGTTCCGTGAAGCAAGTATCCGAGATAACGCGGATGATGATCCGTATGAAATGACCACTCCTGAAAATATACTTGGGTATTTGCGCAATGCAATACCACAAGCAGAAGAGGTGGCATAAAAAGATTTAAGGGCTGTTGACAAACGGTCCCTAATGTATTATAATATACCCATAATTTGGCGAGTAGTTCAGTTGGTAGAACGCATGACTGTTAATCATGTTGTCGCAGGTTCGAGCCCTGCCTCGCCAGCCATTTTGCGAGAGTGGTGGAATTGGTAGACACGCTGGTTTTAGGTACCAGTGCCGCAAGGCGTGAGAGTTCGAGTCTCTCCTTTCGCACCATTTATTATGATCAAGTGAGGGTATTATGTGTGGCGTAATTGGTGTATATCTGACTGATATTGTCGAGGAAGATATTAACCTAGTTGATCGTATTTTTCGACAAACCATGATCCGTGGTAAGCATGCCACTGGTGTAACTTATGTGACACAGCATGGTCTGAAGACAATTAAAGAACCAGTCCCCGTCACCGAGTTCCTAAAAGACCATAGCATCAAAGACTTCGTTTTTAACGACTCACTGAAGTTGATCGGTCATATCCGATATTCAACCTCAGACCTTCGATACAACCAACCATTTCAGGGTAATGGAATTTCTATTGCTCATAACGGTGTCATCTCTCAGGACCCAGAAGTTTGGGAATATGAGACTCAGACGATGAATGATTCCGAACTGATTCTGCGTTGCATCGAGAAAGGTGATCACCCACTAGATACCTACAAAGACAGAAGTATGTCTGTAGTTGCGCTTGAAGAGGACCGACTCCACGCTTTCCGTAATCACGAAAGACCCTTGTGGCGAGCAGAAAGATGGAACGGTTACATATTCGCTTCGACGCGAGACATTTTCGTTCGCTCCGGACTTACCTTTGGCATTTCAAAATGTGACCCTATGGTCCACTATAAGTATGACGTGAGCAGTTCTTTGATCGCCGACCAAACATATTATGATCCACAATTGGAAGATCTACAATGCTGATTCGATATACTAAAGAGCAAGTTGAGTCTCTCTTAGAATCGCAACCAGAGGGGCAAAATACCAAGTTCTTAAAGTCTGCCCACAACCTTTGGTTTCGTTTTAAAAACTACGAAAAGCAAGCGCCCTTTGTCCTCGAAGATAACGGCCGCCCCGTCGCTCTTGTTTTCATAACATTTAGTGCCCGAAGCAAGTATGCTAACTTGTATGAGATCGTAACCCTTGAAGGTATGGAGGGTAATGGGTATGCCTCTAAAGTTTATTGGGAAGTAATGGGCGAGGCGCACAGACAGGGTATGCAGAGATTGAAGATGTCTTGCACACCTAGCTCAGTGACTTGGCATAAACGCAATGGCACACTCTTCTGGGGCGTCGATCCTTCTGGTTCACTTCGCTGTAATGTCCCTATTTTTCCCAACCTACACGAGCAACTAACATTCCGAGAGTTGGCAGTAAAAGATCCGGACTCAGCGTTGCCTGACTCAAAGGTGAGAGAGCAGTTAAAGTCAGACTCGCTTGAGTCGCATGGGTTCGGTGCGAAGAAAACCGAGAAAGTCGAGAAGGCGATTAATGACGTCGGCGAATACTGGTTGCGTGACGCACTCTTTAATGAAAACACATTGGAATCTTTCTTTTGATTGACTACCGCGAAAACCGTAAGGAAGCGTTTGTTGATTGGTTCGGAAAGTCTTTAGAAATAGAAGACTGCGACTCCGCGCTGTTTATGACAAACTACTTCTTCGATCGGTTCGAATACAACACAGAGCAAAAACTTTGGTTGTCTTGGTTATATGGGACAACATACTACTGGCCGACTTCCTATGTGGTCTGGAACGAATTCCCTGATATGGAACTCGTTGGCGTCGAACGACTCACCGAGTGGAACAACGAAAACTACAAACGTCTCCGGTATCAGACCGACACTAAGTGGAACAAGGGACACCTACCGTCACAGTTTATCTCATACAAAGAGTTTGTTGGAGAGCGCACGCAACGTGAGGCATTGACCGAGAACTTTGTAGGTGATCCGACCAAAGACTTTTATTCGCTTTGGGATACAGTAAACTCTTGGCATAAGTTCGGTCGATACTCTTCATGGTTCTATATCCAGACGCTGAAGCAGTGCTGTAATATTGACGTCGACGTAGACAGTTTGTGGTTACATGACTACAGCGGTTCTAGGTCTCACCGCAATGGGTTGTGCTATGCGGTAGGCAAGGAAGAATGGATCGATCAAAAACTCGACCAAACTCAGGTCGATTTTCTAGAGTCTGAAGGACGGGAGTTACTTGCGGAAGTGAAGCAACAATTTCCTAAAGTAAAAGGAACCGCAGACTATTTTGCTATGGAAACCGCGCTGTGTTCTTTCAAGAAGTTGTTCCGAAAACGAGACGGTAGGTATCTTGGATACTACCTTGACAGACAGGCCGAAGAAATTAAGAAGGTCGAGAAAGACAATTGGTCTGGTATTGATTGGCGACCAATGTGGGATGCTAGGCAAGAAAAAATACCAGTAGAGTACTTGACAAACTCGATTGATAAGAGTAGAATGGAGTTATTCTTGGATACTGGAGATTTCGATCCCCGTAATCAATCTATAGGTTTAGAGGAATTTTATGGAATTAATTGAAATTAATGGTCGCTCTTGGAAGAAGTACAAGGGTGACGAAGGGCAGGATGTTTATGTTGCCCAGTTTGTAGAACCACAAGAAAAGATCTTGGGGCAGTTCGCGAACGAAGAATCATATGATATTTTAGTTGATGGGGATACTGACTTCTATCTTCCATCAGGTAATGCGATGTTCAACGACACTCCCGTAGAGGATGAGTCTAATGTCGCGTTTAAGTTTCGCAAAAACGTATTCACACAAGATGAGCAAGACGGTGCGTTCGAAGGTCTGTTCGATGCCGCGATCGAGTCTAACAACCGAGGTATGGCAGCAGGTCCACGCGAAGAAACTCAGGGCAACCGTGATTGGGTGACTGGATTCCAGCAAGACGTTCTTGCTTGGTATGAGCAGAATCAACCGCTTGATCTAGAAGGTGGAGATATGCTCGAGAATTTTGAGAAGAAACACGAGAAAGCAGAAGATGAGATCCGTGGTGGTGTTTGGTTGCGCACCAAGGTTGAACCAGAGTTTGGTTCATATAAAGAGTTCTTCCCGAAGATGATGGATAAGCTGGCGGGTATGTCTATTGAGGAAGCTTCTGCTTATGCTAAAAGTGTTAGAAAGGAGATGATCTCTTCGACCAACTATGCTACTGCTATCTGGTCCGGTATCGCTGGGTTCTATGGTCGATACCCTCGCATCCCATATGGTCGTGCGACAGCATACACCGACCATCACCGTGAGAAGTTTGAGAAGTGTTATCCGTTTGCGCGTCGACTCGACAAAGTATTCCGTGAGTTACTGCCAAGTCGATACGGTAATCAGAAAGGGTTTTCGGACCAACTTGATAACAAGTTCTTGATTGGCGAGGACACAACCTTTACCACGATCACCGTCAACACCACTACTAGCGAACGTAATGCTCGGATGGCATGTCACCGAGATGCTGGGTCACTTAACGAAGGGTTCTCAAACCTGACTGTGATCAGCGACGGTAAGAAAGACTGGAAGGGTGGATATCTTGTTACACCAGAGGTTCGTGCCGCTATTAATGTCCGTCCAGGCGATCTACTTCTGGTCGATAACATGCGCATCATTCATGGTAATACTCCTATTGAGGCACCAGACTCCGGTGTAGATGATCTACTGCGTATGTCGCTCGTGTTCTACTTCCGTGAGGATATGATGAAACTTGGTTCTTGGGACTATGAGCATCTACGTCGCGATTATGTCGACGACCGTCGTAAAAACGAAGACCATAGACTCTGGAGACCATATTGGAATGGCGTTTCTCCAAGTATGTGGGGTGAAGAAGAGTGGTATGAGTACTTGACTCAACGCGGTGGAGAAGATATGCTTCGTCTCTATCATCCTGAAGCAGTTGCGATGAAAGAAGAAATATCACTTGAGGACTTTTTCGCATGAAGATCTTTTACATCATTGGTATGCCTGGAACTGGCAAGTCGACTATCATGAAAGAACTGATGAGTCGGTTTAATGATTGGAAACAAGAGCGGGTTGTTGAGTTGCTTGATACGCATGTGGCAGGAAACCTGCGTGTTCTGGGTAAGTATGAAGACGACAACGAAGGGACTTTCGACGGCACTGACAGGTTAAGTATGGCAGTGCCACCTAGAGCAGTAGACTGGATCTCGACTCGACCTGATGAGTTCATAGTCGGAGAAGGCGACCGGCTTAACAACAAGACATTTTTCCATTGTTGTGAACCTCACCTAACCATAGTCCACATAACTTCCTCCAAAGAGGAACGTGAACGTCGGTATGAGAAGAGAGGGTCAAACCAATCAGAGAAATTCATCAAGACGACTCAAACCAAATGCCAGAACATCATTGAGCAATTTGGTGATAAGCAAACAGTCTTCGGCGAGGAGAAAGGGTGTGTTGTCGACTTCAAACACGAAACACCCGAAGACACTAAGACTATCGTAGACTATATACTGAAAAGTTATAGCACTATTCCAAATTAGTATCAGAAAGTTGTTGCCCAACTTGTTTTAATTATGTATAATTCCTTTGTAAATTGATGAGGAACTTTGACATGAAAGCAGAACGGACGATCAACAGAATAGAATATAGACACCCTTATTATAAAGGAGAGATGCTGAAAAATTATCTGGTTTCTTCTTGTGGAAAAATCTATAGTTTACTGACAAATAAGTTCATGACGCCTCGGGTGTGCGGCAACACACCATACCCCAAAGTAGGCGTTAGGATGAACGGTAAATCTAAGAATCCAAATGTACATCAGTTAGTGGCATCTGCTTGGGTCAAAAAACCAATACCTGAAGGGATATCCAAAGAAGATTGGATTAAAACCCCAACATCAGTAAAATCCTTGATAGACAAAGAACTTTGGGAAATTGATCACATCAATGCTATTAAGAATGATTTTCGCGCTGAAAATCTTAGATGGGTTTCTAGAAGTAAAAATAAATCTGTTTACTATAGCGAACAGAAACCTATTTTGGAACTTTCTACACCTTCTACACTTGAAGAGTTTTTAGCTTGATCCTTCGAAGAAATGTGTAAAATTACCTAAATTGCCTGTTGCTTATTTTTACAACATGTACTATACTATATGTGTAAATTGATGAGGAGTTAGTGATGACTAAGCAAGAACTAAGGGTTGAACTTTTAAGAGACGTTGAAAGGTTTTTGGAAAACCGTAACAAGGTTACTTTCCTTAAGCCTAATAAGGCACCAACGTCTTTGACTGCATTTGTTAGGATGTCTCCAGGGTCAAACGGGAACCGCGTAGATGGTTCGCGACTTGGTTCTAAGGCAGGTCGTTTATCATGAAGAAGCCTAGCGGTGAAGTATTCTCTTCACTAGGCAAATACGTATACGGGTATAAGAACCCAGCTGGGACTTGGGATTATTTCGGCAAAGGCGTAGATGATCGACTTTGGCATCACGTTACCGATAAAGGTCTAGATCCCGAAAACGCCTTTATCTTCGCAAGAAATCTTGAAGTATTTGATGAAAGAAAGGACGCTTCTCAGTTTTCAGTAGAATCAATACTCATCAACCTTCTTAACCCCAAACTTAACAAAGTATCTGGTCATAAAAAGGAATTATTTGAAATGGCAAAATTTAGTGATTATGTAAAAGACTACCAAGACGCACAGTACGATAATTTTTCTCAGTTGCCTGAATGGTACATGGTGAATTACGACTCATTCTCTGGTCGGTTACGAGAAGTGAAGATAGGTTCTTCAAACACCTTTTTACACTCAAGTGTTAACAATGGAGTTTACCTTCAAGTATATGTTCCTGTAGTAGAATCTGAATTCGAAGCAACATTCGAAGTTGCTGGTGATCCTTCTAAAGACGATTCTGTTTTACAGAAAAAACAAGGTCTTCAAAAGTGGTTAACTGAAGAAGGATATAAGACAAGAGATGTCAATAATTCTAAGAAGGTAACTATAAAGGTTTCTTCTGTTTCTGAGCTATTACAACTCTGGAATGATTTTTGGTCATAGGGAATAAGGAAGAAGAAATGCCTAAGACAGGAAGAGGTGACCCGATGGTAAGAGCAGAAGGTCGCAATAAACCAGACAGAGAGTGGTGGCCCGAGAACTTCGATTGGTACTTGAAGTGGGCTGCGTCTATTCTTATTCTCGCATCTCTTGCGATGCGTTCTGCTGGACCAGAATTTCGAATGTATGACTTGACTATCGGGTTCGTAGGTATTATACTATGGACTTGGGTATCAGTTATCTGGAAAGATCGCGCACTCATTATGCTGAATGCGGTCTCTGGGTTTATGATTGCAACAACTATTTTGAGGGAGTGGTAATGGCATCTAAAAAAATTGATTATAAGTTCAATGAAGATAAGTTGATCGCAGAATTCAAGTCTTATGTGGACGCTACATATAACCAACACTACGCCAAAGAGAAGTTTCAGGCGACAGAATTTATTATTGATGGGGGTCATGGTACAGGTTTCTGTATCGGTAATGTACTAAAGTACGCACAGCGTTACGGAAAGAAGGGGACTCGTGACGATGCGCGGAAAGATCTAATGAAGGTTTTGCATTATGCGCTTATTCAACTACACGTTCACGATAGCGATTAGTTTAATCCTCTCCGGTTGTGCCGGAACAGGAGTCACCAATGCGTACCGTTACGGTACGGATGATTATAAGTTCCTAGAAAAGGAATACGAGAACTTGCATCCACAAGTTCATTTTGTTTTACTCAAAAACGAAGCCGAGTACAATTCAGCCAGACGACAGAAACTAGGCATACAATGGGACACAGTGAGTGCGTTTACTCTCTGGATTCCTGAGACCGGCGAGTGCACCGTGTACATAAAGGATCCCGAGTGGCAGTGGGAACCTGAGTTGATTGGACACGAAGTTGCACACTGCATATGGGGGAGATACCATCGGGGCAAAGAAGGCCTCAAACCTTATTAGGAGCGGTAGTTCAGTTGGTTAGAATACCGGCCTGTCACGCCGGGGGTCGCGGGTTCGAGTCCCGTCCGCTCCGCCAACTTTGAGAGAAAATTATGAGATTTCTTGTTGTTGCAGTATTGACATTTATAGTAGGTTGTAGTATAATTGTTGCCAATGAAGATGAAAGAATATGTCTTGATTGGAAGTCTAGGGTAATAGTTCAAGAGAGATGTATTCCCTATTATGGCACAATAATGTGTGCCGATGAAGAGAAAGTTCAAACTTGGTGTGTTCTCTATGAAGAACTTCAACCACTAAAAGAAGAGGAGTGATATGCGAGGTAAGCATGTAGTTAAGCGCCGACGTGAAGGTGCACTCGAACGTCTTCAGGCGTCAACGTTCTTTGAGAAGAACGGACGTACTGAGAAACAGTGGCAGAAGCGTAAGGACAAGGAGATCGAGATTCTCGAAACTTACCTTGGCATTCGTCAACCTGCTAAGAAGAAGCGCGAGGAGATTATCCTCGACTAAACATCGGGGAGGTTCCAGAGCGGCCAAATGGATCAGACTGTAAATCTGACGCGAGAGCTTCGGTGGTTCGAATCCACCCCTCCCCACCAATTAGTCCTGAGATGACTCTAAACTCACTCTGGTCGTTACGCCCGTCACCTGAGTATGTGGAAAACTGCTCAACACACAACACACACAAGGAGACAATTATGTCTAATACAAATCCATATGAACTTCGGTTCCAAATTTTTAACGAAGCAAGAAATGTCCTAACAGATGAGTACTGGGCTAAAGTAAATCGCCGAGAAGTCTTGATTGAAACTGGTGGCGTTGATACCATCCCAGAGTTTCCGACATATCCCACTATGGAAGATATCATGGAAAGGGTAAAAGTCATCAACGAGTTTGTTTCAAACAGTTAACGGAGATTGGCGCAGTCTGGTAGCGCACCGCATTTGGGATGCGGGGGTCGTAGGTTCGAATCCTACATCTCCGACCAATAAGGAAATGTTATGATACACGAATGGAAAATCTTCTACAAGGGTATTCAAGTAGGTCTAACCTATTCACTAACAGAGTACGGAGCACGAGAACGCTGGTATAACATACACAGCAGAAGTGCGAGCAAATACTCTGGTCTCTCTTTTGACGACATCTTTGCAAAACGAGCATGACTGGGGTTTGGAAAATTTATATCAACGGCGAGTTCATGGGTCTCGTATCTGCAATCACTAGTGAAGGTGCTTGTCAGAAATACTGCGAGACCTATGGCATACCGACTAATCTGACACAAACAGGATACGTCCATGTTGTTGCAGAAAGGTTCAAATATGAGGTTTGATTATGACACATTTTTTTGATTTGTTTGAAAAACTAATTTTGAGTGTGATCGTCTTCGCAACAGTGTTTGCTGTTGG